TATCAAACAAAAATGAAAATTATTTTTGGTAAAAAAGTCAAATGCAACAACGGTATGGTTTTTCAATCTTTATCGGATGCGGTTGAATGGCTCAGAACGATTTGTTTAATAGAAAAAGCAGATAAATCTAACATTCACGCTAACATGAAGGGTCGCATAAAATCTGCTTACGGGTATGTGTGGGAACCTGTTGACTGAAAACATGCAATCTGGCATGTTTGTGGTCGCCAAATGATTTGGCGATAAACATTAGAACAGAAGGAAAAGTAGAATGGCAAAGATCAAACTCAACAACGTCCGCCTGTCCTTCCCCAGCCTTTTTCGCAAGGCTGTGTTTAGTGGTGAAGAGACCAAATTTGAAGCCACGTTCCTCCTCGACAAGAAGGCACAGATTGACAAGATCAAAGAGATTGAAACTGCGGTTTCATCTTTGATGAAGGAGACGCTAAAAGCGAAGCTTGGCGCTGACAAGATCTGCCTGAAGGACGGCGACGACTTCGAGTACACCGGCTACGCCGGTAACATGTCGATCAAGGCGTCAACCAACAAGCGCCCCCTTGTGATCGACCGCGACAAGACACCGTTGAGCGAGACGGACAACCGCATCTACGCCGGTTGCCGCGTCAACGCGACCATCGAGTTGTGGGCGCAGAACAACACTTACGGCAAGCGCATCAACGCGAATTTGCTGGCGGTCCAGTTCTACAAGGACGACGAGCCGTTCGCTGACGGCGAGAAGGGTAGCGTCGACGACTTCGATGCGTTCGACGACGAGGAAGAGTTCCTGTAGTCGGAAGCCGCAGGAACTCCTGCGCCACGGGGTGATTGGTACAACCCCGTGGCGTTTTTATTTTGTGGGAATTGATATGATCGTCGTGGACGTCGAAGTTTACCGCAACTATTTTCTCGCGCTCTTCAAGGATCTCGGCAGCGGCAAGTACCGCTCCTTCGAGATGTATGAGGGCCGGGCGCTCGACATCGTGTTGCTGAAGCGCGTGATGGCGTCGGACACGACTATCAGCTTCAATGGTCTCGGCTACGACCTGATTATTCTCTCCGCAGCGATTGACGGCGCGGACTGCTCGAAGCTCAAAGACCTCTCCGACGAGATCATCAAGAGCAATTTTCCGTCGTGGCGCGTGGCGCGCGATCAGGGCATCAACGTCCGACCGTGGGATCACATCGACGTGATCAATGTCGCGCCGGGGCAAGTCAGCCTGAAAATTTACGGCGGGCGCATGCACGCGCCCACGATGCAAGACCTCCCCATAAAGCCCGACGAGTTAATCTCGCCCGAGCAGCGCGCCGACCTGAAGACATATTGCAAGAACGACGTGGACACGACGGAGATGCTCTACCGAAAATTGGAGGGCGTGATTGATCTCCGAAAGAAGATGAGCAAGCAGTACGCCATCGACCTGCGCTCGAAGAGCGACGCGCAAATGGCCGAGGCCATCATCAAGCACGAACTGGAGGAGCTGACGGGCAAGAGCTACAAGGCCCAGAAGGTCGATCCGGGTGGCGTGGTGCGCTACGCCAGCCCCGGCATTGTCTGGTTTGAGCGGCAGAACCTGAAGGACATCTACTGGCGCATTTTGAAGAGCGGCTTCGTCATCCGAACAAACGGCTCATTGCGCATGCCAGAGTGGTTGTCGAAGACCAAGATCAGGATCGGCGAGACGGACTACCAGATGGGTATTGGCGGCCTGCATTCGTGCGAGAGCAAGCGCGCCGTCGTGGCCGCCGGGGACGAGGCGCTCGCCGACTTCGACGTGGCCAGCTACTACCCGTCGATCATCCTGAAGCTGGAGCTGTCGCCCGACAAGATGGGCAAGGACTTCCTGCACGTTTACCAGAGCATCGTCACGCGCCGCCTTGAGGCCAAGCGTGAAATGCAGCGTCTGGAAAAGGAAATAAAGCTGCTCGAAAAAGAGCTTGCGAAAGTCGATAAAGCGTCTAGTTTGGTAAGACAACCAAACGAGGTTTTTGATGAAAAATAAAACTTATCACCCGCGCGGAATGTTGGTGGATGGTTATCCCGTCAAGAAGCATCCGAGTTACTTTTCTTGGTCTGCAATGAAGAGCCGCTGCAATAACGTGAATGATTTTTTTTATGAAAATTACGGTGGTCGCGGTATAGCTTACTGTGCCCGTTGGGAGGATTTTTCTAACTTTGCGAGAGACATGGGTATTAGGCCCGGAAATAATTATTCGATAGAGCGAGTTGATAACGAAAAAGGTTATTCTCCAGAGAACTGTAAGTGGGGCACTCGCCATGAGCAGTCGATGAACCGTCGAAAGTTTAAGAATAATACGACTGGTTTTAGAGGGGTCACGAAAGTTGTTAAATGTGGTCGTTTTAGAGCACAGGTTCAGTTCAAAAAAGTGCGCTATCTAGTTGGCGGAACATTTGCGACCGCCGAAGAAGCAAAAACGGCGCGAGATAAAATACTCGCAATGATCCGTTTTGGAAAAGACATGAGCGGTCTTCTGGAGAGACCAGCAAGATATGATAGTACGACAGGTGTCAAAGGAATAACGCCCCACGGAGACGGTGGGTATATTGTGCGAATAACAAGAAACGAAAAACGCATTTATCTTGGGTATTTTCAGTCTTTTGAAGACGCGAAGAGGGTGCTCGATAATGCAAAAAGTTGAGATTGAGGAGAAGCTCGCAAAACTTAGAGCTGAACATTCTCACCATAAAATTCAGGCAGATGGTTTTAAGCTCTCGGTAAATGGGACCTTCGGCAAGCTGGGGAGCATGTACAGTGCGCTCTACGCGCCCCAGCTCCTGCTGCAGGTCACGCTGACCGGCCAGCTCTGCCTGCTGATGCTGATCGAGCGCCTTGAGGCCGCCGGGTGCCGCGTCGTGAGCGCGAACACGGACGGCATCGTCGTCCTGTTCAAGAAGACGCAGGAGCGCGTCGTTGACGAGGTCTGTTTCGACTGGATGCTCGACACCTCGTTTGAGCTGGAGCGGGCCGACTACAGGGCGCTCTTCTCGCGGGACGTCAACAACTACATCGCGGTCAAGAGGGACGGCTCGACCAAGCGCAAGGGCGTGTTCGCGGAGCCGGGCCTGATGAAGAACCCGGAGTTCACGATTGTGTCCGAGGCCGTGGCGGCGTTTTTGGCGAATGGCACGCCGATTGAGCGGACTGTTGGAGATTGTCGAGATTTGTCGAAGTTTATCGCCATCCGCCGCGTCGACGGCGGCGGCGTGTGGCGCGACCAGTATCTCGGCAAGGCCGTCCGGTTCTATTACTCGCGAGACGCCCTGCCCGACGAGTGCATCGCCTACGCGAGGAACGGCAACAAGGTCGCGCGGTCTGACGGCGCTCGACCGGCGATGGTCTTGGGGGATTTCCCCGGCGACGTTCACTACATCAGATACATCAAGCTCGCCCGAGAGGCGCTGGAAGACATAGGATGCCTATTATGAAAACCCATCTATATCGACACTTCAATGCAGAGGGCGAACTTCTTTACGTTGGAATTTCTCTCAGTGCAATAAATCGCCTTGGGCAACATAAAGATAATTCACACTGGTTTGATTTAATATGTCGCGTAGATATTCAAAATTTTGATACCAAAAAAGAAGCCCTTGATGCGGAAACATTAGCTATTCTTAATGAAAAACCAAAACACAATATAAGAAAAAAAATTGACTTGAAAAAAGAAAAATACTTAAACCAAAAACACGCATCTCTTATTGCTAAAGCCACGCGAGACGATCTTACCAGCAACATCATACAATTTAACCTGATCTACAATTACCACGAAGCGGCAAGATTGCTTCAAATTAGTTCTTCTGCCGTAAAAAAATTGATCCAAGAAAAAAAACTTGGGTCAATTACGTTACCGCCAATTCGAGAAGGAAATAGCGGTCACGGTACACCGTTTAAGCCGAAAGAAGTTATCAGCGGTTGGCAACTTATAAGTTACTTTGAGACGCTACATAAGGGGGTGTTCTGATGCTTGAGAAACAGATCGAGCAGGCGCTTGTGAAGCGCGTGAAGGATCTGGGCGGAACATGTGAGAAATTTACGTCGCCCGGCAGGCGCTCCGTGCCCGACCGCCTTGTGACACTGCCGGGCGGGCGCATCATCTTCGTTGAGTGTAAGGCCCCCGGTAAGGAGCCGACGCTCGCGCAGCAGTACGACCATGAACGCCGACGCCTGCTGGGCTGCGACGTTCGCGTGATTGACAACATTGAGGACGCGAGGAGGTTCGAATGATTAAGTTTGACGCTGAAAAATCGACGCAAAACAAAGAAGACGGCATGAAAAAAGTTGCTGGCTCCAATTTGCCTTGGGTGGTAGCAGTTCACGCTCGATTGTATAAAATGTCAGAGGAAAAGGCGGGCGACTTATTCACGGGCGAAGACATCCGCGCCACCCTCACAGAATTTGGTCTTGAGCCAAATCACCCCAATGCGTGGGGAGCACTTATAAATGGTTTGATAATAAAAAAAGTTTTAATCCCGACTTCGCAATATCGACCCATGAAAGATCCCCGAAGCCACGCTCGTAAAACTAAGGTTTACATGCTGAACATGTGGAAATCTTAATGCTTTCCCGTGAACACCTCCACCCCTACCAGCGCCGCTCCGTCGATTTCATCAAGGACAGGCGGCGCTGCGGCCTGTTCCTCGACATGGGTCTGGGAAAGAGCGTCTCCACGCTCACCGCCGCTTTGGACCTCATCCAGTCGTTTGCCGTCCACAAGGTGCTCGTCGTCGCGCCCCTGCGCGTCGCCAACAGCGTGTGGGCGCAGGAGGCGCAGAAGTGGTCGCACCTCAAGGCGCTGCGCGTGTCAGTCTGCACGGGGCCGAGCAAGAAGCGTCTGGGCGCTCTCCAGATGGACGCGGACATCTACGTCATCAACCGCGAGAACGTCGAGTGGCTCGTCGAGCACTACGGAACGCGCTGGCCGTTCGACATGGTCGTGATCGACGAGAGCAGCTCCTTTAAGAATGCGTCGAGCAAACGCTTCAAGGCGATGCGGCGGGTTCTCCCCTACACGCAATACATGGCGCTGCTGACCGGCACGCCATCGCCCAACGGCCTCATCGATCTTTGGTCGCAAATCTACCTCATCGACTTCGGCCAGTCGCTGGGGCGCACGATGACCGCCTACAAGCAGCGGTTCTTTGAGGCCGACTACATGGGCTATAAATTTAAGGCGCGGGACGGGTCAGAGGGCAGCATCCACAACCTGATCGCCCCCTTCACGGTCCACATGAGCGCGGAAGATTACCTCGACCTGCCGCCGCGCATTGACCTGACGATAAAGACGCAGATGCCCGACGCCGCGCTCCAAAAATACAATGATTTTGAGGGGACACTCCTCGCGGAACTCGATGACGGCGACGTCGTCGAGGCCGTGACTGCGGCGGTGCTCGCCAACAAGCTGCTCCAGTATGCGAACGGCGGCCTCTACACGGACGACAAGAAGAACTGGTCCGAGATACATTCGGCAAAGCTCGACGCGCTCGCCGAGATCCTCGAAGACAACGCCGGGGAGAACGTGCTCGTCAGCTACAATTACAGGTTCGATCTGGAGCGCCTGCAGAAGCGTTTCCCCGAGGCGGTCGTCCTCGACAAGCAGCAGGAAACAATCGACCGCTGGAACCGTGGCGAGACCCGGCTCCTGCTCGCCCACCCGGCCTCCGCCGGTCACGGCCTGAACATTCAGGCTGGCGGCTCACTGATCGTCTGGTTCGGCATGACGTGGTCTCTGGAGAATTATCTCCAGTTCAACGCTCGCCTGCATCGTCAGGGCCAGACCAAGCCCGTCCGCATCATTCACCTCGTCACGGAAGGCACAATCGATGAACGTGTTTTGGCCGTCTTGGGTAACAAGGAGAGAAGCCAAAGCGCCCTGCTGAAAGCCCTGAAGCCCTGAAATAATTTCATTTGACACGATCAGGCGTTGTGCTAGTTTCTTCCTCGACGCACATTATATGACGCTTGATTGATATAGAAAGGTATCCCCGTGCGTTTCATCATCACCATGAATATGCCTTCCAGCTCTGGTAATCTCGTTCACCAGATGCACGTCACGCATTCGTCGCTGACGCTCGAAAGCTTCATAAACGAGCTTTCAAAGAACGATTTTCTCATCGTCGAGGAGTTTTACAAAAAAGAAACGGGCTACGAGAGCCGTGGACCCATCGCAATTAGTTATCGCAATGTCGGCAAGATCAAAATGATCAACGGAGGCAATTGATATGACGGATGAAATAAAAAACCCGCAAGCGTTTCCAACTACAGAAAGATTTCTTGATGGATCGCACTACGCCAATCATCTTGGCATGACGCTGCGCGACTACTTCGCGGGGCAGGCGTTGGCGGGTATGTTCGCAAATCCGGAGTTCGATGAGGTTTCAGCGGTTGCCAAGGCTATGGAAGCCTTCAACGCAGCCGATGAAATGCTTGCTCAGAGATAAGGTAGGAAGCCATGAACCCCAAAGCAATCCTGACTGAAGCAGCCGCACTCATCGATGATCGCGGCGTCAACTACGGCGGCATTGAGCAGAACTTCGAGCGCGCAGCGTCGCTGGCGACGTTAAAGCTCAACCGCACCCTGACAGCATACGAAGTTGCAATCGTGATGGAGAGCGTCAAGGACGCCCGCCGCGCCATCGCGCCGGAGCATTACGACAGCCACATCGACGGTATCAACTACCGCGCGTTTGCGCTGATGCTGTCGGGCGCGCAGAAGAACGTCCCGACGACGCCAGAACTGGCGGCAATGCTCAACAAGATGGGAGCCGAACGTGAGTGATCACAAGCCATTGCCTGTTGCAGGCTACAATGCGCAGAGCGACGAAAATGTTCAGATGGTGAACTTAAACAAGCGCACCGAGGAACGCATCCTGCAGTTGCTCGACATATACGCAACGAGCCCGGACGTGGACGCTCGCTGGCTCGCCCTTGCCAGAACGCACATTGAGCAGGGCTTCATGGCGATGAACCGCGCTATCTTCAAGCCGCAGCGCATCAAACTGGATGAGGTTGAGCGTGAGTGACATTGTTGAGAGGCTGCGCGATACGCACCCAAACTTTGACGAGAAACCAATGTGCGAAGAAGCCGCCGACGAAATCGAGCGGCTGCAGTGGCTCGCGAGCGAGCAGGCGAAGGACATAGTAATGTTGGGCCAGTTGGCGGGCCAAAGCGCGGCGCACGAGGCGCGTATCGCCGCGCTGGAGGCGGCGCTGCGTGCAATCGCGCGCGAAGTGGCCCGCGCAGCACTGCCGAAAGGAGCCGAACGTGAGTGACATTGTTGAGAGACTGAGAAACGACCAAGGCATCGGCATCGATCTGACGCTATGTCGGGAAGCCGCCGACAGGATTGAGCGGCTGCGAGAGGCGCTGCTCCTTTCCATGCAAACTGTTGAGGCACAGGACGCGCTGAAAGACGAGCTGAAAGACGAGATCGAGCGGCTGCGGGCGGCGTTGAATAAACTTATACGCTTCGCACAATCTCTTTCTGAACAAGCTTCCGACATGACCTGCCAGTACGAAGCCGAGGAAATTTATCTTCATGGTGTGCCGCAGCTATTGCAAGAGGCCTCTGGCGTAATTGAAGAAGCCCGCGCCGCCCTATCGCCCGCCCCGGCGACGGACGTTCAACTGCCTAAAGGCTGGCTTGCTGACGAGTTTGCTCGCGTTGACGCTGATGTGGCGCAATGGTCCCCCGGCATGAGGGACTCGTTCAAAGAGGCGACTGGCATTGCGATACCGAAAGCCCGCGCCACCCTCTCCAAGCACAAGGAGCAGAAATGACATACGAGGAAGCGATACTCAAAATCGCGACGGCGCTTGTTTACGAGAAAGGCATGACGCCACAAGAAACCGCCCGCGCCGTAGTGGAGGCAATAGGATTGAGGGAAATAATGATCAGAGCGCAGAACTGGGAGAACAGTTTCAAGGACCACGGTGTAGTTGATTTTGAAGACACTATGGTCCTTGCCTCCGAAAAAATCAAAAACAACGGAGATCGAACGTGATTTTACCTGCACAAGAAATAAAGAAGCGCGGCATCGTATCGCCATTCCATGAGCGAACAGTTAAGGCCGGGATGACGTTCGGCCTCGGACCCGCAGGCTATGACGTTCGGGTCGATCAAACGATGTTGCTCAAGCCCGGCGCGTTCGCTCTGGCGTCAACGGTTGAACATTTTGCAATACCCGACGACATCGTGGGCTTTGTTTTGGATAAGAGTTCTTGGGCGCGGCAGGGTCTTTCTTTGTTCAACACGGTGATGGAGCCGGGCTGGAAGGGCTACTTGACCCTTGAGCTGGCGAACCTGTCCAGCAAGCCGATTGCTATTTTTGAAGGATCTCCAATCGCGCAGATCATGTTTCAAAGGCTTGCTGAACCAACGGAGAGCCCCTACGTGGGAAAGTATCAGAACCAGCAAAAAGGCCCGCAGCCTGCAATATTAGAGAAGAAGTGATATAATTCTGGCCCCGCAAATCGCACGGCCAAACGGAGAAAATGGTCCTGCTACCAACAGGAGTTTCTAATGAAATACGCACTCGCATTTTGCTGCATCGTCGCGGCGTCGCCAGTCGCCGCCAGTGTCAAAGACATGGTGTCGCGTGAAGCTGAAAAGCAATTGGGAAAGCAATGGGTATCGACCGCCGTCCGTCTCGCCCAAATCGAGAGCGGCTTTAGGTGCAATGCTGTTGGACCCAAGACACGACACGGCAGGGCGAAGGGCGTCTTTCAAGTCATGCCGGGGACGGCGCGCGGTCTTGGGTACAATCCCGCGCGTCTGCATGAGTGCGGTTACGGTATCTCGGCGGGGCTCGCCCACATGCGGCTCTGCATCAGCTCTGGGGTGCGCACGCAGGCGCAAATGGCGTCATGTCATGTCAGCGGCTCGCACGGGTGGAAGGTGCGGCTGAACAATCGTTCTGAAAACTATCGTCGCCAATATGTGAAGACAGTGATGAGGTAAGTCGATCATGACGTATGAAGAGCAGGTCGCCCACTACAAGGCCGTTCGGTCGAGAATTTCCGGCGTCAAATTGCGTGAAAAACCGATCCTGACACCAAAATTCATTTCGACAAAAAACAAAGAAAGCATACTGCGCAAGGCTTTTTTAACTTTCGACGTGTTGCCTGAAAAAATAAAAAGCGAAGACCGGCGCGACAATGTTGTTCTGGCGAGGGGCTACGTGATGTGGCGCTTCCACCATGATCTTGAGATGTCTTTTTCTGAGATCGGTCGCTACTTCAACCGGAGGCATTCGACCGTGATGCGTGCGATCCGGTCATACGAAAAAGACCTCGCCAAGAAGGCGAGGTCAAGTAGGGATCAGTCTCCCAACACTCGGAACAATTAAGTGAAAGGAAAGTTGACTATGGCAGAGACGGAACAGCTAGTAAACATGTGGGAGGAAGGTATGTCTGCCCGAGAGATCGGGGAGGCCCTTGGAAAAAGTCGCGGAAGCGTCATGGGCAAAATTCATCGCCTCAGAGCAAAGGGCTTGTTTAAAGGTTATCGATGCCTTGGAAAAAAGCAGCCCGCCGCGACAAAAAATGTGATCCAATTTACAAAACCTCCCGCGCAACAAAAGGTTTCTGTTCGCGCGGAGATCGAGGAGATTGATGAGGATGTGCCAGAGGGCCTGAAGCTTCTCTTTGATCTTTCAGCGACCGACTGCCACTACATCGTGACGCGGAAAAAGGTTGGCGCGCTCTATTGTGGGAAAGACGCACATCGTCGACAGATGTGCGCCCACCACTACAGCCTCTGTTATTTGCGGCTGGCCCTAGCGCCAAACGCCAGCAACGCCGACGGGGGTGCTGTCTGAGTTCATGGTGAAAGATATGGCCGGGTCGCCCGCCGAGAACACGTCTCTCTGCGCACCCGAAGAAAGCATTCGGCTGTTCACGATGTCAAAATTCTCGGTGGCGTTAACCCAAGTCGTTGCGGTCCCATCGTAGACGCTCGTCGCGGCGGCGACGACGAGGTCGTTCGGTTGCGCAGAGAGCGTGAATAGCCCGCTGGTGTTGGCCACGTTCGTTGCGACGGGTGTTTCTGAACCGACGTTGTAGAGCGCCCAGACACCGATTGCGCAACCGTAATTGAGCCCCCTGTTGAACACGACAGACACTGTTCCTGTCGGCCCCGTTGGCGCTGCGGTTCTTAAATCACAATAGACGTAGCTACCAGACCCGCCATAAACTAAACGAGAAGTTGAAACGCGGCTCGTAGTTGAGCTTCCACCCACTGTTGCTGAAGTTAAAAGGGCGCTCGTATCATATCTATACCAGTGGACGGACAGCACGATGATGCGCGTCGGGTCGTAATAGCCCAGCGGGACATCCGTGAACGTGTACGACGACAAGATGCTTGTTGAGGATCGGCTGGCGACAAACTCCGCCGTCTTCCCCGAGCCGCCACCAATGATCGCAAAGGTGCCGGGGATCATGCCACGGCCCTTCCGGCGAGCGAGATGAAGATGTAGGTCGACGAGCGCACGTCATAGTAGAGGATGTCGGTCGCATTGGCCGCTGTCGACAGCGTCGGCGCGGTGCCGTTGGCAAACTTGAAGTTGGCCCCCCACGTCACGGTGCGGGAGCCTGTCGCGTCCTGCTGGATGATCAGTCGGCCCTTCTGGCCGACCTTGGTGTTGGTCGGGTTGGCCATTGCGCGGTTGCCCGCGAGGGTGACGATGAAGTCAAAGCCCGTCTGCATGTCCCACGCCACCGAGGCCGCGTCGGTGAGCGTCGTCTCGGTCATGGAACTCCAGATCGCAGGAGGCTCAAGAACCTTGTCGTTTGTGTTTGAGCGCCACTGGGCGGGCGTGGCGAAGTCCACCGCGATGGTGACGTCGGCGGACAGGTTGCCGCCCCCTGTCGTACCGGCCCCGGCCAAGACGCTGCGGGCCGCGAAGGCGGCGTCAATGTACGAGGAGGGGTTGTCGGCGAACTCGACGTTGGTTCCGTCACAATAGATGCAGACCGTCTCGCCTTGAGGAATTACGACCGTCGTTCCGCCACCGGAGACCGGGGCGATGGTGACCGTGAATGCGCCGGTGGTGGTGTTCCTAATGATCCACTGGCCCGCGACCCTCGCGGACGCGGCAGCGTTCAGGGGCAGCGTGTAGATGGCGTTTCCGGTCATTGTGCCGGAGATCGTGAAGATCAGGTTCTGGGTCTGGCTGATCGTCAGGTTGACGGTGCCGACCGATCCAGTGGCGTTGAGGGCGAGGACGCCGCCGAAGCCCTTGTCGATGATGTCCCAGTCGTTGTTGACCGGCGTCGTCCAGCCGGTCGGGTCTGAGGCGTAGTCGTTGTAGCCGGGCTTCTCAATGTTCTTGTTCGTCGTGAAAGTGCTTGCCATCGTTCAGCCCTCAGATGTTCTTGTTGGCGATTTCGAGCGCCCTAGCGACCGTGTCGTCGTTCTGGTTCAAGAGCTGCTCAGTGCTCGTCGTGACGTGCTTCTTCGCCACCTTGGCCAGAGCGTTCAAGTTAACCGCGCCACCGGACGCGCGGGCGGGGCGCTCGCCCTGCTGACGCTCTTGCGCCTTCTGCTCCCGATCAAGCGTGCGTTGCACCTGATCGTTGGCCGTCGCCAGCGTCGTCGTCATGCGGTTGAATACGCGCTTGGCGACAGCGTTCTCCTCGACCAATCGCGCAAGCTGCGCCACCTGCCGGGGGTCTTGAGAAAAGACCATTGGAATGAGCGCGTTCGCCACGCGGCGGTCGGCGGCGCTGTAGATGCTCTTGCCCGCCATGCCGACACCAGTGGCGATCAGCGCCTTGGTCATCGTCTCCGGCGACAGATTGGCCTGCATTTGCATGATGTTGCCGAGATTGTCGTAGGCCGCAGCCCCCAATCCTGACGCGAGACCGACCGTCCCGGCGCTTGGGCCTCCGGGCGCGGCCTTGATCGCCGGGAGCCTGCGCAAAACGTCTTCTGCCAACACAGACCCGGCGATCTGATAGTACCGATCTTCGCCAAGAACTGTGCGCATGTCGCGCTGAAAATTTACGTCATCACGAAATTTTTTCGCAAGGCTTGGTATGTCGCCCCGCAACGCTTTCTGGGACAGAAAATGCGCGACGCCGAC